AACAGTAAATGGCGATAACCCTTGATGCAACTGTTGGTGGTGCAAATGCCAACACTTATATAGGTCTTTCTGATGCAAACTCTTTTATTGAGGGTTTAATCCTCAGTGATGATGCTGCCGCATGGGATGGGTCATCTACGGACAATAAAAACCGAGCATTATTTACGGCTGCACAAAGAATTGACCGAGAAAAATTCTTGGGAGCCAGGGTATCTGATACCCAAGCTTTAGAATGGCCGAGATCAGGAGTAAGAAAACCTGACACTTATACCAATCTTTATGGTTTAAGTTTCCCAAATAGATTAGTTGCTGATTATTACACCGATACTGAAATCCCAGATCGGGTAAAAAATGCACAGGTTATTTTGGCTGTATATCTAAACAACAACAGGAACGGGTTAGAACTCAGTGGTTTAGAAGATTTTGCTACTGTTAATATTGGTAATATAAATGTAACTCCACGTTTTTATGGAGCCGTGGGCATTGATAGGATTCCACCAATCGTTGACCACTACTTAATGGGTATTAGAATAGGTGGAAGAGCAAACTTACAAATCAAGAGGTCTTAAAAAAATGGGTTACGGTTACGAATATCCAGCAGCAATCATTATTACTAATACGGCTGCCCATACAGGCAGATTTGGTAAAGTGCATTGTTTGACAGACGCAGAGGCAACTTTTGTAGCTGAGAACATTACAGAGAATGGATCTGCAACTATCAACGGCATCACTATGAAGGCATCCTCAGAAGTTTGTGGTGTTATTACAAGTATTACTTTAGCTAGTGGTCAGGTCATAGCTTATAGATTATGAGTATTGCTAACGCATTAAAAAAAGCAGCATCAAAAACTCTTAGCAAACTTGGAGGTGATGTAACTATTAGACAGGTAACGGCTGGTAGCTATAACACAACAACAGGAGCGATAACAGAATCTACATCCGACACCACAGTCAAGGGTGTGTTAAGTAATGTATCAAAGTCTGAGGTGAATGATCTTATAGAATCCCAGGACAAAAGGTTAACAATATCAGCAGGGGATCTTACATTTGTACCAACCACAAAAGACAGAGTTGTTATAAGTAGTGTTGAGTTTAAGGTTATTCAAATTATTACGAATGAGCAAAATAATACACCTGTAAGTTTTGATCTTATCTTGAGGTAATCATGGCTAGAGAAATAAATTTAACTAGCATCAGTGATCATTTTGGTGAAAAAGTCCAAAAAGTTGTAAGGAAAGCGACATTAAAAGCAACAAAAGATATAAAAGAATTTACACCTGTTTTTTCTTTAGATAATTATTCTAATTTAGATTCTATACCCAACTTTTTTACATTGCCAAGTGGTCAAGTGGTTCCCTTTAAAAAAGCTTTGTTAGATCGTGGAACTGGCGGTCAACTTCGTGAGTCATGGCAGACTAAAATTGAACCGTTTATCGGAGAAGTTTTTACAAACGTGGAATATGCAGAGCCTGTTGTTTATGGAACCAACTTACCTCCAAGCTGGGGTGGTCAATATAGGACTCGTCAAAATACTATAAAAGGTTATCCAGAACTTGTAGCAAAACAACTAGAGCAATATATAGTTAATGAGTTTAGGAAGGCATAATGGCAGCAATAGATTTAAATACTGTTAGATCCACCATAGAGGCTAGGCTTGCAACAGAATTAGCATCAAGTCCAGCTATCCCTGTTGTATTTAACAACATGGCTTTTGACTCAACAACAGAAGATACTTTTGTTCAATGTCAGACAAGTTTTGGGTCAGGTAGTTATCTGACTATGGGAGGATCAGCCAACTCTACAAATAGTGTTGTTGGTTTACTTTTGATAAATATATTTACAGAAGAAGGGATTGGCTCTGGTGCAAATTTAGTAATTGGCAAACGGCTGCGTGACCTCTACAATAACCTTACAGTTTCAAATGTAATTTTTGATTCTCCTATTGGGCCAGAGGTTTTAACATCAAGTCCAGAGGGTAAGTTTCAAACACAAATACGAATTACTTTTGAAATATATGAGGATCTCTAATTATGCCAAAACTTGAAATCACAGAAGAAATGCTTGATGCGATAGAAGTCGTCAAAGGAAGAAGAGAGGCTGCTTATTGGGATCCTGAGTGCAGAAAATATTATGAGGCACAACAAAATTCAAAAAAAGATGTGAAAAAGTCAGAAAAAGGTTAATATAAAATAAATACTTTCTTTTTGTTATGGCTGTAAAAGGTGATGTCGGTAAAATTATGTTTGAAAATGCTGGCGGTACTGAAGCTGACATTTCAGATTTAAGAGCATGGTCTTTATCTGTTAGTAAGGACACTCAAGAAACAACTGCGATGGGAGCAACTTCTAAATCTTTCGTTGGTGGTCTTATTTCTGGTGAAGGGTCTGCAACTTTACTTTACAACCCATCTGGAAACTCAGACTATCAAGCATTTATTGATGATGTGCTTGTAACAGGCGATGCAGGTGATGCGTTGTTTGAGTTATTTCCTGATAGTGGAACAGCAAGTAAAAAAATTGGTTTTGCTGGTATTATTACCAATGCAGAATACGGAGCAACACTTGGCGAAATACAAGAGGTGAGCATTACGTTTATCACTAATGGTGCTATAACTTCAGCCATATAGTATATTTTAAATAACAACCCCAAATTAATATGGCGACAAAAAGAACCGTAGATCTCATCACTGAAGCTTTTAGTGATGTAATGACTGTAAGAAGGAAATATGAATTAAAAAAACCAAATGGCGAAATATTAAAAGAGATTTATTTTCCACCTTTAACTAGATTTGACAGAAAGCAAGCTCAAGTTGCTGCTGGTACAGATGATGCCTTAACAATATCTACTAGGCTTCTTTGCCAACTTGCAGAAAATGAAGATGGCACGAAAGCTTTCGCATCTTCTGATGCTGAAAACTTACAGAGATTTTTACCTGAGACGGTTTTAAATGAACTTGAATTATTTATGATGGATATCCAGGTTGATCTTGATACAGCAAAAAACGAATAAAGCGAGATAACTGGTTAAATTTTGAGTTTTTTCTCGCAACAGAACTAGGAAAATCTGTCCAAGAATTAAGAAAGTCAATGACGGAAGAAGAGTTAATACATTGGGCTGCATATTATGAAGTCAAAAATGACAGAGAAAAACAAGAAATGAATCGTCAAAAGAACAAAACAAGGTAAGATAGAATAAAGGTTATTTGTATTTGTGGCACAATCGACAGTTAAGTTAATAGTTGATGCACAAAATGCAATCTCTCCATTAAAGAGAGTGAATGATGCTACAAAAAATTTAAGTAAAAATACAGATAAATTAAAAAATAGATTAAATAAATCAAATAGATCAATAAGAGAATCAGGAAGAGCAGCAACAGTTGCAAGTGGTGGATTTAGAACACTCAATAGATCCCTTGGGCCGTTATTAAAAATATTAGCTACCATAGCAGCTACAAGATTTGTTTTTATTAATGCTGCTGAAATAGAAACTCAAAGAAAAAGTTTAGAAGTTCTTACTGGATCGCTTTCTGAAACAAACAAAATTATTAAAGAGTTACAGGATTTTGGTGCTGTCACGCCATTTAAAAGTAGTGAGTTAATAGAACAAACTAAAAGATTAAAAGCCTTTGGATTTGAAACAAGTGAGCTTGTTGACACAACAAAAAGATTGTCAGATGTAGCTGGTGCGACTGGTGCTGATTTACAAGGAATTGCCACAGCCTTTGGTCAGATAAGAGCAAAAGGAAAATTACAACAAGAGGAGAATCTACAGCTATTAGAAAGAGGAGTCGATATAACAACTGAACTAAAAAATATCACAGGATTGCAAGGCGAGGCATTTGAAAAAGCACAAAGACAAGGAAAGATAGGGGCTGATCTTGTTAATCAGGCACTTATAAACTTAACAAATGAGGGGGGTGCATTTTTTGAAGGTGCTTCTTCACAGGCAACAACACTAAACGGTAAATTATCTACTTTGGTTGATTCAGTTGAAAGTTTAGCGAGAACAATTGGAGATCAGTTATCACCAGCAATAAAAGGTGCTTTAGATTTAGCAACAAAAGGTGTGGTGGCGATTGAAAAAATATTTAGTAGATTTGGAGACATTGGTGATGTTGGATTGGGAAATGTTGCAAAAGCAGAGCAAAAAGCACAAAGAGATGCTGCAAGGCTCACAGCAACAAAATTTGGAACTAGATTTCAAGGACAGAGTGTTTTTGCAAGTAAAGAAGAAAATAAGTTTTTTAAGGAACAATTTGAACTTTTAAAAAAACAAAATATTGAAAGAGAAAAATTAAGAAAAAAATCCTTTGAAGAAATAACAATTATTGAACAAGTAAATAAAAAACATAATGAGGGAACAAAAGAAATCACAAAGAAAAATGATGAGATAAAGAAAGTTAACGATAATTTAGATAAAACAAAAACTGCGGCAGATCAATTGAAAAATAAATTTATGGAGATAGGAGAAAGTGTTGAACAAGGTATTGTCTCCAACCTTACCGATGCTGTGATGGGAACAAAAACACTTGCTCAAGCTGCAATCGGTGTTTTAAATGATTTAAAGAGAAAACTTGTTGAGGTTGCCATACAAAGGGCTGTTTCTGGTATAGGTGGAAGAATAGGTGGATTTTTAGGAGGTTTATTTGGCAAGAGAGCAAATGGGGGGCCAGTTTCTGCTGGTGGTGCATATTTAGTTGGTGAAAAAGGCCCTGAGATTTTGCAAATGGGGGCAAAAAGTGGGAATATAATTCCAAACAATGCAGTAGGTGGGGGTGATAATGTGACAAACATGGTTACAGTGAATGTAGATGCTTCGGGTTCTTCTGTGGCTGGCAGTAGCACTGATGCACAGGCTCTAGGGGCAGCGATAGGGGCAGCTGTTCAAGCGCAACTGATAAAAGAAAAAAGACCTGGAGGCATACTTACTAGATAAATGGCAACTTTTCCCTCAATCACTCCCACTTATGGGATGAGAAAAACAAGCGCACCAAGAATCAGGTCAACAAGACTTGGTGATGGTTATGAATTTCGTGCATTATTTGGCCTTCCACTGACTCAAGATCCAAAAGTATATGATCTTACTTTTAATGTCTCAGAAACACAATCTGATGTAATAGAAGGATTTTTGCGTAGTCGTGTAAATGATCAGGCAAGTTTCACTTTTACACCACCAGGAGAAGGCTTTACAAAAACTGGGACATATTCTCAATCAACAACTACATCAACAATTACAATTTCAAATCATGGTTTGGCAATAGGTGATGTCGTGACTATTGACTACACTACTGGCTCTGCAACAGATGGTTCTTTTGCTATAACCACAACTGCGGATGTAAATACTTTTACTGTTACGGCTTCTGATAGTGCCACAAATAGCGGTAATGTATCAGTCACATTATCAGGGGCTGGAAAATTTGTTTGTCAATCATGGACAAAAACCATACCATATAACAATAGAGCAATATTAAACTGCACTTTCAGAGAGGTATTTGAACCATAAATGGGATTACCTACAGCAGAATTACAGGCATTAACAAACAAATCTGTCATTGAACTCTACACATTGACTTTAGTTTCCGCATTACATGGTTCTACCGATGTGACAAGGTTTCATTCTGGAGTTGGCATGAACAGTAATGCCTCAATAATATGGCAGGGTAATACTTATGATAAATTTCCAATACAAGCTGAAGGGTTTGAATACTCTGGCCGTGGTTCGCTTCCAAGACCAACCATAACAGTTTCTAATGTATTGGGAACTATTACAGCATTAATGGCAACAGTAAATGCCACAACACCATTTAATGACTTACAGGGTGCAAAAATTGTACGCATACGCACTCTCAGTCAGTTCTTAGACGCTGCAAACTTTCCATCAAGTAAAAATCCTTTTGGTACACCAGACAGCACAGCAGAATTGCCACAGGAAATTTATTATATAAATAGAAAAATTGTAGAAAACAGAGACATTGTACAATTTGAACTTGTATCAGCACTCGATCTTCAAGGAGTCCGTGCGCCAAAACGTCAGGTCACAAGAAAAGATTTCCCAGGTGTCGGTACTTTTGTAAACGCATGACCTGGAAAACTGATGCTGCAAAACACGCTGTTGAATGTTTACCGAAAGAATGTTGCGGTTTGTTGGCGATCATTAAAGGCAAAGAAACTTATTGGCCTTGTAAAAATATCGCAGAATCAGGCTTTGAATATTTTATTATTGACCCTGACGATTGGGCAGAATGTGAAGATACAGGAGAGATAATCGGTATTGTTCATTCTCATCCGTATGATTCACCACAACCTTCAGATAATGATAAAGCAAGTTGTGAATATTTAGATTTGCCTTCACATATCTACAGCGTAAGAATGAAAGAATGGTGTTCTTTTGAACCAAGTGGATGGAAAGCACCATCACTTATCGGTAGAAGTTTTATATGGGGTGTGCATGATTGCTGGTCAATAATCCATGATTGGTATAAAGAAACAAAAAATATTGATCTTAAGATATGGGATAGACCAAAAAAAATAAAAGATTTCATAGAAAATCCATTATTTGAAAAAGGTTTACCGATTACAGGTTTTAAAAAACAACTGACAGATGATGATATACAGATTGGTGATGTTTTACTGTTTCAATCAACTTCAGGTAATTTAGATCATGTTGCAGTTTACATTGGTGATAATATGATTTTAAATCATAATATAAGAAGATTAAGTTGCCGAGAGCCTTTTGATTTAGGTTATCAGCAAGCACTTAGGGGGGTTTACAGGTATGCAACTTAAAACGATAAAAGTTTATGGAAGATTAAGAAAATTTCTTGGTTCATCATATTTTGAGGCAGCCGTATCAAGTCCAGCAGAGGCGGTTCGTTTTTTGATGTGTAATTTTCCGCAAGTTGAGGCACATATGAGTCAGCAATATTACAAGGTAAAAATGAATGATATGGATGTTTCTCTTGATTTTTTATCAATGAAAGGCAAAGGTGATATCCAAATCATACCAATTGCAACAGGATCAATTCCTGCGGTGGCTGCGGTTGTTGGTGGTATTGGCTCTGCTGCCACTGCTGCGGTTGGTGCTGTTTCTGCGGTTGCTGGTGCTGCGATTACAACTGCTGCTGCAGTTGGTGGTGCGGTTGCTACTGTGGCTGGCGCAGTATCAGCTATTCCAGTGGTTGGTAGTATCGCAACGGCTGTTGTTACGGATCTGGCAATAGGGGGTATAACTTCTTTGTTAGCTCCGACCCCAGCACCGTTTGATTCTGGTGGTGTTGGTGCTTCAGAAGCAGATGGGGCATTAGATCCACAAATGGCAAATTCTTATTCGTTTTCGGGCATCCAGAACGTTAGTGTCAGTGGTGTCAGCGTCAGCATAATATATGGAGAAGTATTTACAGGTTCAGTTGTGATCAGTTCTGGGGTTGATACGGTACAGGTGGAGGGAACTACATAATGCCAATTGGTAATCAACTTGCATTTCATAGAAGAAGGCTTGAGGAAGCTGGTATTACACAACCAAATCTTCCTGATGATGTCCTTGCCTCAAAACAGTTTCAGACATTAGTTGAACTTCTTGGAGAAGGTGAAATTGAGGGGTTCCCAAGTGCTGCTGGTCTTACACAGGGAACAACTGCTTATAACAATGCAGCTTTGAAAGATGTATTTCTTAACGGTACTCAAGTTTTACAATCTTCAGCAAGTAATACAAGTCCAGAAGATACTGATTTTAATTTTCAGAATGTTACTTTTGAACCTAGATTTGGTACTTCCAACCAAACTGCAATACAGGGAATTTCTGAAATAGAAACAGAAAATGCTGTCGGTGTTGCGGTCACAAAAGCAAGTCCTGTATCAAGATCCATAACAAATACTTCTATAGATGCTGTAAGAGTCACTATTGGTTTTCCTTCTTTGCAAAAGTTCGAAGATGATGGTGATATAAATGGTGCGGAAGTTGCTATAAATATTCAGACCATTGAAAATGATGGAACTACAACAACAGTTATAACAGACACAGTAAAAGGAAGAACTGCAAGCACATATTTTAGAGATTATAAAATAAACTTTGCATCTGGTACTTCTTTTCCTGTAACGATCAGAGTAAACAGAACAACAGATGACAGTACAGAATCAACCTTACAAAACTCCTCGATATGGTCATCTTTTACAGAAATAATAAATGAATCCAGGGCATATGCAAACTCGGCTCATGTTGCCATAAGTTTTGATGCTCAGACCTTCCCATCAATACCCTCACGGATGTACAAAGTTCGTGGAACAAAAATAAAAATTCCACATAATGGAACGGTTCAATCTGATGGCTCAATCTCATACTCAGGAACTTTTAACGGTACGTTTAAAACAGATAAGGAATGGACAAATGACCCAGCATGGATTCTTTATGACTTATTAACAACATCAAAAGGTTTTGGTGATCAGATTGATACAACACAGTTAGATGTTTTCAGTTTTTATTCAGCTTCTGTTTATTGTGCAGAACAGGTTGATGATGGATTTGGAGGAACAGAACCAAGATTTAGTTGTAACGTAGTGATACAAAATCAAAAACAGGCATATAATCTTATTAATGATTTATGTTCTGTGATGCGTGTTATGCCTTTTTATTCGGCTGGCACAATATCAATCACACAGGACAGACCGACAGATCCAAGTTATTTATTCAACTTATCAAATATTACAGAACAGGGATTTTCTTATAGTAATTCGTCAAAAAATTCAAAAGTAACAGTTGTTAATGTTGCATATTTTGATAATGAAACTCAAGATATAGATTATGAAACGGTAGAAGATACTGCATTACAGGCTAAATATGGAGTAGTTACAAAAAATTTAAGAGGTTTTGCCACCACATCAAGAGGAATGGCTTCTCGTCTTGGAAAATGGTTTTTATACACACAATCCAATGAAGCTGAAATTGTAAACTTCACCACCACTCTTGAATCAGGTACTTTGGTTAGACCTGGGGCAGTGATAAATGTTGCTGATCCATTAAGGGCAGGGGTCAGAAGAGGTGGTCGTATAAAAACAGGAGTATCTACAACACAGATAATCGTAGATGATGAAAATAATACAGATTTGGCAACAACAGATTCTGCAACTTTATCAGTGATACTTGCAGATGGAACACTTGAAACAAAAACGATAGACACAATATCAGGAACAACAATAACAGTATCTTCTGCATTTTCATCAACACCACCATCAAACAGTGTCTGGGTGATAGAAAATACAACAGTTCAACTTCAAACCTTCAGAGTCATTGGGGTTACAGAAGTAAGTCAGCTTGCATATCAAATCACTGCCGTTGCTCATAATTCATCTAAATATGCAAATGTGGAAGATGGCACGGCATTGGCAGCAAGGACAATCACAACACTTACATCAATAAAACCTTCCCCAAGTAACTTACAGAGTTCAGAGCAAATTGTTGTATTTAACAATCGTGCCGTATCAAAACTGTTTATCCAATGGCAACCTGTATCTGGTGTTACTGAATATATGGTGCAATATAGATTTCAGAATGAAAACTTTATATCAGAAACAATAACAAGGCCAGACTTTACTATCTTTGAGACAAAAAATGGTATTTATGAGATTAGAGTGTTTAGTTATAACGCATTAGGGAAACCAAGCATCACCCCAGCAACAACATCAATCACAACAGTTGGTAAAACAGCCCTTCCAGCAGATGTGCAGAACTTACGCATTGAACCAATATCAGATCAGTTTGTAAGATTGCGTTTTGATAAATCAACAGATGTTGATGTAATTCATGGTGGCAACGTGGTGGTCAGATCGTCAAACCTTACTGATGGCACTGGTACTTTTACAAATGCCGTTGATGTGATCCCTGCCCTTCCAGGTAGTATAAGTGAAACGATTGTACCGAATATTGTCGAAGGGGAATATATTTTAAAATTCAGAGATGATGGTCAGAGACTAAGTTCTGGTGAGACATCAGTTTTAGTTACAAGTCCTGACCCTTTACCAAAGTTAACAGTTTTTACAGATAGAGAAGATACAGACTCACCACCTTTTGGCGGTGCAAAAGTAGATTGTTTTTTCTCTGATGATGTAAATGGTCTTGTTCTTGGTTCTCTTGAACTCTTAGATGGAGTGACAGATTTTGATGCTATTGCTGATTTTGATTTCTTGGGTGCTGTTGATATTACTGGTGGGTCTTATGAATTTGCAAATACTTTAGATTTAGGTGGAAAACAACCTTTAAGATTACGGAGACATTTTGTGACGCAAGGTTTTTATCCTAATGATTTAATAGACAAAAGATCAGCAAATATTGACACATGGACAGATTTTGACGGAGCTACCGCATTTAATGTTGGTGCTTCTTTGCTAGTTGCCACAAGTGACATTGACCCTGACACTTCGGTTTCAGCCACTTACGAGCAAAGTGGTACAACCATAACAATCACAAAGACCTCGCATGGATATTCAGTTGGTGATTTTGTTGTTATAGATTTTACGGCTGGTTCTGCAACAGATGGCAACTATGAAATAATTACTGTCCCTAGCACCAGTACATTTACAGTTACATCGGCCACAAGTGCAACAATATCAAGCGGAACTTCTTGTACATATGGAGCAAACTTCTCTAGATTTAATCCATTTGTAAACGGTACTTATGTTGGGCGTGGTTTTAAATTTAGATGCGAAATGGATTCTGATGATCCTGCACAATCAATAGAAATTGATCAATTAGGGTATACAGCAGAACTGGAAAGAAGAACAGAGCAGAGATCAAATATTTCTTCAGGCACATCATCTTCTGGTCTTGATATTACATTTGATCAGACTTTTTTCACAGGACAATCTGGTACAAGTGTCGGGGCAGGTACACAGTTGCCAAGTATTGGTATAACTGCAAATGATCTTGGTGGAACAGACAGGTTTGAAATTACAAGTATTACTGGCACTGGTTTTAATATTAAGTTTCTTAATGCTGGCAATGCTGTCCAAGATAAAACATTTAGTTATACTGCTGTTGGTTTTGGGCGTGGTAGTTAATTTTAAAGTAGGATATACTTAAATAAAACATGGATTAGGCAATGAGTCAGCACGATATGATAATCGACAACTCCACGGGAGCCAACGTGAGAGCAGACATCAATAATGCACTAGGAGCAATAGCAACAAATAATTCTGGTTCATCTGCACCATCTACAAACTACGCTAGTCAATTTTTTGCTAATACAAATACAAGTTTTATGCAGTTAAGAAATACTGCTAATAATGCTCATATAAATTTATTTAGTCTTGCTGGTGCGCCTGCTTTTCCTTTAGATGGAACAATAAACAGTATAAATATAGGTAAAGGTGCAAACTCTGTTGCAGGTAACACTGTTCTTGGAGAAAGTGCTTTAGATGCTTCTGTTAGTGGTGGAAATAATACTGCGATTGGTAAAAATGCTTTAACAGCATTAACTTCTGGGACTCAGAATGTAGCGATAGGTAGTGGTGCTTTAGATGCTAATACAACTGCAAGTTTTAACGTAGCTGTAGGTGGTGCAGCTTTAGGAACAAATACAACTGGAGCTAGTAATACTGCTTTAGGTATATCTGCTCTAACTAACAACACAACTGCAAGTAATAACACAGCTGTCGGTTTATCAGCACTACAAGCAAACACAACTGGTTTTTCTAATGTAGCCGTTGGAGCTAATGCTTTAGATGCCAACACTACAGCAAATAATAACACTGCTGTTGGATATAATAGTCAAACAAATAACACAACTGGTGCGTCTAATAGTGCTTTTGGAGCAGGTAGTTTACAACTAAATACTACAGGAGGTTCAAATACAGCAGTAGGTAATAACGCTTTACAAAGTAACACTACCGCATCAAATAACACTGCTATTGGTCTTTCAGCTTTAGCAGCAAACACAACTGGAGCACAAAACACTGCTGTAGGTTCTGCTGCTTTAGATGCAAATAGTACTGGTGGTTATAATACAGGGGTTGGATATAATTCTTTAGGAGCAAATACAACTGGAAATTACAATGTAGCAATCGGAACACAAGCTCTTGATGCAAATACTACAGCTAGTGGCAATACCGCTGTTGGATATGGTTCTCTAACAACAAACACTACTGGAGCAGATAATACTGGATTGGGTGAGCTTACATTACAATCAAATTCTACTGGTGCACAGAACACTGCGGTTGGAGAAGCAGCTTTAAATCAAAACACTACGGCTAGTAACAATACTGCTGTTGGTAGGAGAGCTTTATTTTTAAACACAACTGGAGCATTTAACGTAGCCGTAGGTGCTAATGCCTTAGATGCTAACACTACAGCTAGTGAAAATACAGGTGTTGGTTATGGAGTATTAACAACAAATACAACAGGTAATAGTAATGTTGCTATGGGTTCTCTTGCTTTAGAAGCAAATACTACAGCGTCAAACAATACGGCAATCGGAACAGCAGCACTCAAAGCAAACACAACTGGATCTTCAAATACTGCTGTTGGTTCAGGTGCTTTAGACGCTAATACAACTGGAGCTACTAACAGTGCTTTAGGTGTTAATGCTTTGGGTGTAAATACAACAGGAGAACATAACACTGCTATAGGTAGATGGGCGTTAACTCTTAACACAACTGCTAATAATAATACTGCTCTTGGAAGTTCAGCTTTACAAGAAAACACAACTGGAACTTTAAACACTGCTGTAGGTTCTTTTAGTTTAGATGCAAATACTACAGGAGATAGTAATACTGCTATAGGACAAGGAGCTTTAACAGTTGCCTCAACAGCAGATAACAACACTGCGGTAGGTCACGCAGCTTTACACCTTAATACGACTGCAAGTAACAACACTGCTGTTGGTAAGGATGCCTTAAGGAATAACACAACTGGAAATTTTAACACTGCTGTAGGTGCTTTTGCTTTAGATGCAAATACAACGGCTGTATTCAATACAGCCATTGGATATAATGCACTTTCAGCAAATACAACAGGTCAAATTAACATTGCTGCTGGTTGGGGAGCATTGGCTATTAATACTACTGGAGATAATAATTCTGCTTTTGGTACTTCAGCCCTTGCAAATAATACAACTGCTGATAATAATACTGCTGTTGGAAAAGATGCTTTACTAGCAAACACAACTGGAACTAGAAACGTAGCTGTGGGTTCTATAGCCTTAGATGCAAACACTACTGCAAGTGATAATACTGCTGTTGGTTATCAAGCATTAGGTGCAAACACAACTGGAGTTGATAATACAGCTTTTGGTAGTGGTGCTTTATTAGCTAACACAACTGCAAGTAACAATACTGGTATTGGTGCGGCAGCATTAGATTCAAACACTACGGGAGCGCAGAATACTGCTGTAGGTCGTGAAACATTAGCAGCAAACACAACTGGTGTTTATAATACAGCGATTGGATTTCAAGCTTTAGATGCTACAACAACAACTTCATTTAATGTGGCTGTAGGTTCTGGTGCTTTAGGTGCTAATACAGAATCAGCACAGACAGCAGTTGGACATAATGCTTTACATAATGTCACTACTGGGCATAGTAATGTTGCGGTGGGTACTGATGCTGGAGATAGTGTAACTACAGGTAGTGGTAATGTAATTCTTGGACGCAGTGCAGATACCCCTAGTGCAACCGCAGATAATCAAGTTATTTTAGGTACTTCAAGCATTGCAAATTTAAGATGTCAACAACAGTCAATAGATGGTTTATCTGATTCAAGAGACAAAACAAACATTATTGATTCTATTTATGGTTTAGATGTTATAAACTCTATTAGACCTAGACAATTTACTTGGGCAATGAGAGAGCCAAGTGCAAATGATGGGAAAACAGAACTTGGATTTATTGCGCAAGAGCTTGATGAGTCTTTAGGTGAAAAAAATGATGTTATTCGTGCAGTTGATAAAATTAATCCAGAAACACTATATGCTTCTTATGGAAGATTTATCCCTGTATTAGTAAAAGCAGTACAAGAACTATCAGCAAAAGTCACAGCCCTCGAAGCTGCTTGATATAAATAGGGTTTTGCCCCTTTAAATTTATAAATAATTAGACTATAATTTGTTTAGATAAATATATTTAACATGTCGCATCATTTTGACAAAAAGATAGAAGAACGTGCAGCACAATTACAAACAGCAGTTGAACAATATAACAACGCATTGAATGTAATGAACGCCACGAAAGAACAAATAATTAGCCTACAAGGAAGCCTGGCAGAACTAGAAACTCTCAAGAAAGAAGAGGAGACAGAAGCAGAATCTTAGTCTCAAAAGTTACTAGATTTAAAATAGAGAATAAGTAAATAATTAGGGTAGAAATTTGTCTTATATCGGCCAGAGACCAGTAGTAGGCAGATACATTAAACTTGACCAGATATCAAGTGGCTTTAATGGATCTAGTACCGGGTTTAGTATGACCGCCGGTAGCCAAGCTGTGTTCCCTGGAACAGCCAGAAATTTATTACTGTCATTAGGTGGTGTAATACAAGAACCAGATACAGACTTCACAATATCAGGTTCCACATTAAACTTCACGACAGCTCCCGTAGCTAATACCACATTCTTTGCAGTTATATTCGGTGACATGCAGTCCACTGGTACTCCCAGTGATGGAACTGTGTTACCTGCTTCGGTAGCAACCGGGCTTGATTTTACTTTTAACTCTGTAGCTATAGGTAAAGGTGCAAACTCTGTTGCTGGTAACACTGTTCTTGGAGAAACAGCTTTAGATGCTTCTGTTTCTGGTGGAAATAATACTGCTATTGGTAAAGATGCTCTAACAACTTTAACTTCTGGAGCATTTAATACAGCTATAGGTTCTGCTGCTTTAGATGCTAATACAACAGGAACCAGAAATACATCGGTGGGATATGCCTCTTTAAGTACAGTAACTACAGGAGCTGGCAACACTGGTATTGGTATGCAGGCTTTATTTGCTAATACAACTGCTGATAATAATACTGCGGTAGGTCGTGATGCAATGGTTTCAAATACAACTGGAGGAGGTAACGCTGCATTAGGAGCTTTTAGTTTAGATGCTAACAGTACTGGCACAAACAATACTGCTATTGGAGAGTCAGCTTTAGGATCGAATACAACTGCTGCTGATAATACTGCCGTTGGTAAAAATGCTTTAACAGCAAACACAACTGGAGCGAGTAATACGGCAGTAGGAAGAAGTGCTTTACAAAATACGACAACGGCTAATGACAATAGTGCAGTAGGATATTTTGCTTTAGGAAGTAACACAACTGGTGCAGATAATACTGCTGTAGGGGAACAAGCTCTTTATTCCAATACCACAGCATCTAATAATACTGCTGTTGGTCGTCTTGCATTATTTTTAAACACAACTGGAACGCAGAACGTAGCTGTAGGTGCTAGGGCATTAGATGCCAATACTACTGCAAATAATAATATTGCAATTGGTCATAATTCAATGGGAGCCACAACAACTGGTTCTAGTAACACAGCAATAGGAAGTCAATCTTTAAGGGCAAATACTACTGGTCAACAGAATACAGCCTGTGGTGAACAAGCTTTGATGTCTGCTACAACTGCTTCTGATAACACTGCTGTAGGTAAGGCTGCTTTAGAGGCAAACACAACTGCTGCCAACAACACTGCTGTAGGTTCTTCAGCATTAAAAGTAAACACAACTGGTTCTAACAACTCAGCTGTAGGTGCTGATGCTTTGCTTAGTAACACAACCGGGGCACAAAACAATGCTGTGGGTAAAGGTGCTTTAGATGCCAATACTACTGGTAGTTATAATTCTGCTTTTGGATATTTGTCATTAAGTGCTAATACTACAGGAGAATTAAACGTAGCTTATGGTAATGCTTCATTAATTAAAAATACAACTGGAGATCAAAACGTAGCAATTGGTTATGATTCTTTAGGTGAAAACACCACAGCAAATAATAATACAGCCGTTGGGTATGAGTCGTTAAAAGAAAACACAACTGGAACATTAAACACTGCCGTAGGTGCAAACGCTTTAGATGCTAATACTACAGGAGATCATAACGTAGCAACAGGAAATAACGCTTTAGGAGCAAATACAACTGGAGCAGCTAACACCGCTATAGGAGATAGAGCTTTACAGACAAACTCCACAGCAAGTAACAATACAGGTATTGGTTATAAAGCTTTAGAACTAAACACAACTGGAGCAGCGAATACAACAGTTGGTGCAGATTCTATGAAAAGCACTACAACTGGACAACAGAATACAGCTTTAGGTCAGGAAGCTTTAAGAGATAATACAACTGCTAATTTTAATACTGCTGTAGGAAAATCTGCATTACAAAATAACACAACTGGAGAATTAAATGTAGCTGTAGGTGCTTTGGCTTTGGATGCTAATACTACGGCAAGTGCTAATACTGCTGTTGGTTACAATGCAGGTACAGCAAACACTACAGGGCATAGTCTTTGTTCTGTTGGAACTTATGCCTTACAAAGCAACACAACTGGTGATCAAAATACTGCGGTTGGAAGAAGTGCCTTACAAAACAACACAACCGCAGGTGACAACGTAGCTATTGGTAAGGATGCGTTAAAAGTAAACACAACTGGAAGTGTTAACACTGCTGTCGGTGCAAATTCCTTAGATTCGAATACTACAGGTGGTGCTAATACTGGTGTTGGTAGACATTCTTTAGGAGCAAATACAACTGGTGTCGATAACACTGCTATTGGTAAAGATAGTCTTTATGCAAATACTACTGGAAGTAGACTCACTGGTCTTGGACAAAATGCTTTATATAATAATACAACCGCTAGTGATAATACTGCTGTTGGTAACAACGCAATGTTGTCAAACACAGATGGGGATAAACACGTTGCAGTAGGAGCCTATGCTCTTGATGCTAATACTACTGGAAATAGTAATACAGCAGTCGGATATACTGCATTATCATCAAACACAACAGCATCTAACAACACCGCAGTAGGTAGAAGTGCTTTAGAATTAAACACAACTGGAGATAATTTAACTGGATTAGGTCGTTATGCTCTTAAAGATAATACTACAGGAGTTAATAACATAGCAGTTGGAGGTAGTGCTTTAGAACAAAACACAACCGCAAGTAATAACACAGCAGTGGGTTATGCTTCTTTAACAGCAAACACAACTGGAGGAGATAACACTGCTGTAGGAAAAAGTGCTTTATCAAGCAATACAACCTCAAATGCTAATGCTGCTTTTGGTTCTGAAGCTTTAGAAAGCTGCACAACTGGATCTTCAAATACTGCATTAGGTGTGTCTGCTTTAAAAGCTTTAACTACAACTTTTGGGTGTGTTGGTGTTGGTAGAGAAGCATTAGAATCTGTTACAACTGGTCAAGATAATACAGCAGTTGGAAGAAAAGCTGGAGAAAATATAACTACAGGTCAAGAAAATATTTGTCTTGGTTATAATGCTGGAAATAATGGTTCGCCATCAGGAAATATAACAACTGGATCAAGAAATGTAGTTTTAGGCGATGATAATATTCTAAACTTATTTTGTGCAGATACTTCAATATCTTCTTCAGACCAAAGAGATAAAACAGATATAACTGATTTTAGTATTGGGTTAAAATGGATTGAAGCATTACGACCTATTACTTATAAGTGGGATAAGAGATCATGGTACGGAACAGATGCAGAGCCTTATGGTACACCTGACGGATCTAAAAAAAATAATAAAACACATATTGGATTTTTAGCACAAGAAGCACTAGAAGTAGAAAAAGCAAATGGATATGGAAATTCAAATGATGATTCATTACTTGTAAATCTTACTGATGATGGTATGAGGTATGGACTAAAATATGAGAGACTCGTACCAATTCTTGTTAATGCTATAAAAGAATTATCCGCAGAAGTACAAGCACTTAAAGCTGCCTAATGAATTTTATTGAACTGATTTATTTATTTTGTTTTGCTCTTGTAGTTGGAGCTGCATTTGCATTTATGTATAGATCAATGGACCTGGTTTTTAAAGAATTAGATAAACCAAAACGTCCTATACATCCAGAACTAAAAGATGTGAAAGATGGAGATGAGTTGTTAGTATTCAGGATTAAAGAGGATACTACCGAAGAAAACTTGCATTAAGATGTGCAAAACTTATAATGTATATATAAAAGACTACCGGTAAACATGGAAGAAAAAACAGCCGACGAAATTGCAGCGATTTTTTCT